AGGGAAAGCGAGCACGAATGTCAGCGACAGTAGACTGCCACTCTTCGATGGTTGCCTCGCCGCGCTGCGCTTTGAAGAACAGCGGGTCGGCTTCACTGGTGTAGGCGGCGGCTCGGGCTGCTCGCTGCTCATCGGTGGTCAGCACCGGCACAGGGCGGTTCTGGATTTCTTCAATCTCGGCGGCGGTCAGCGGAACTGTGCGCTGCTCACCTGTGATGACGTTGACTTCAATGCGTTCCATGATTAGCCCTCGTAGAGAATGTTGATGGTCCCGGCGTCGAAGGTGTCGGTGCTTGTCGAAGTAACTCGAACACGATCAAGTGCTCCAGAAAGACTGACAGTTCCAGCGCCAAATACGATAGCCCCTAGGCCAGCAGCGCGAGTAGCCGCAACATGCGACGAAACGTAAGTATTGCCGGTTTGTAGAGCAATAATTAACATGCCATCAACAACACTACTGGCATTATTCGCTAAAACAACATAGCCAGATGTATTATTAGTGCCACTTGTCGTATTAGTGAATTGATGTGAAACGTAGCTAGAGCTGGACAGGTAGCCGCTGCTGGTAACGCTGCCACTTCCTATCTGAACAAGTAACGCGGCATTGCTGCTAAGACTAACCCCGCTAAACATCACCGTCACCCTTTTCACCCAGCTCGGGATGCCGGTGAAATCAATGCTGGTGCCGCTGGTAGATGCGACAGAGGTGCCGGAGGTGATGCCTCCACCTTGGATGGTCTTATTAGTCAGCGTCTGCGTGCCGCTTGTGGTGACAAGCGTGCCACCCGTGCCAGGCAGCGTGAAGGTCTGATCGCCTGCGACGGCGCTAGGTGCCAATTCTGCATAGCCTGACGTGCTGCCAAGCATCCGTAGTGGGCTCATGGTGTCACCTCCTGGTTGTGGTTGTTGTTAGTCATGGGAGTCATTAGAGAAGGGGACTAAGACTGTTCGAGAGCAGTCAATCGGGCTTCCATCGCTTCAATCTGCTCCTTCTGCCGCTTGATCAGGTTCAATAGGTGGGGTACAAAACGGTCATAAGCAACCCCATCGGGCTCTGGTTCGCAAGAAATGTGTTCAATGGTTCCGTTTTCTTGCGTGACTTGCTCAGTTGTTTTCCAGTGAACAAGGCGTGGATCGATTGCCGCAACTTCTTCTGCAATAAAACCCCACCATCCCCACTGAGGATTATCTTTTTGGCAGGTTGATCGATACCAAACTGGACGACATTCTAGAATTGCGTCTGAATAAGAATACTCAATTAGCTCAACATTGGTCTTAAACTTGGCCGAAGAAGTGGATCTACCTATTGACCCATCATTAAAAACAAAACCATTGGCCGCATTAACTGTTGTATTAGTGTATGCTCTTGGTACCACTAATTCACCATCGTTCTTAATTCTCATCCGCTCCGTCGGAGTACTCGCCCCGTCGGCGGTAGTGCTGAACACTAGGCGAGTTGGAACGTCACTGAGCGATGACCAGCCTGCATCAGATGTTGCTGTAATTGCGGCGCCGAACCCATAGCCACCTGCTTGCTTCCCGAAAAAAGCAATTTGCCCCAACATATTATCGGCAGCACTAATAGAATCGCTATTCGCAATCGCAAAAAAACCACCGGTGCTTCTGGCGACTTGAATTGATGGTGTTACTGCGCTAATTTCACTAGACGTGCCAACTAACAGACGCCCGGAGCTATCCACCCGGCTGCGCTCACTGCCGCCTGTGTTGATGGCAACGGTGTCGGCTGCGGGGAAGCTGATGCCGGTGTTGCTGTCGGTGCCTTGGAGCGCAGGCGTACTAGAGGACCCGTCTACTCCGCTGATGCCACTGGTGCCGTTGATGTAGATAGTCATAATCAGACGATTACCCAGGATTGGCCAGACGGCACAGTCACCGTGACGCCGGAATTGATCGTGATCGGTCCAGCGCTCATGGCATTTTTGTTCGTGGTCAAAGTGTAGTTGGTGGTGACGGTTTGAGCGTTTTCGTAGAACACGTCATCCGTGCCACCGCCAGTTGCACCACCGCCAGCTGCCGCCCAACTCAGTGTGCCGGAGCCATTGCTAACCAGTGCATAACCAGAAACCGCCGCATCAGTTGATGGCAGCGTCCAGGTGACATTTGTGGCAACCGTGGCCGGTGCCTGAAATGCCACATAGTTGCTGCTGTCCGAATCAGCAAAGCGCAGATCGGCCTGGCCGTTAAGCGTGGCATCAGCAGCGAAGGTCTGCGCTGCTGTGAAGGTCTGCGCTACATCCAACTTGGCGGTGTCTGCGTCATAGCCCTGCACCGTGACGCCAATGTCTGAGCTGGTGAGCGGTGTGGTGCCGCTGCTAGCAGCAGTCAGCCGCCCTTGCTGGTCAACGGTGATGCTTGCGTAGGTGTAGCTGCCAGGTGTGACGGCGGTGTTGTCCAGGTCAACGGTGATCGTGCCGCTGCTGGTGATCGGTCCGCCACTGCTGGTCAGGCCAGTTCCGCCGCTCACATCGACGCTGGTGACGGTGCCGCCTGTACCTGTGGCGCTGATTGTGATGGTGCCATTGCCATTGGTGATCGTGACGCCCGTGCTGGCCGTAAGCGTCGCCTTAGCCAAGGTGCCATCGGTCTTGCCGATCAGCAGTTGACCGTCGGTGTAAGTGGTTTGCCCTGTGCCGCCATACAAAGTGCCGATCGTCGTGCCATTCCAGACGCCGGTTCCGATCGTGCCGACGCTTGTAAGGCTGCTGCTGACAACAGCACTGCCGAGGCTGGTGGCATCAAGCACCTTCGTGCCTGCAATGCGGTATTCCTTGCCGCTGGCAATGTTGACGTGCTCGCTAAACGTCCACGCATCCGTGGCATCAATCCAGCTGATCGTCTTATCGGTGGTGCCCTTCAGCGTGATGCCGCCACCATCAGCGGTCACATCTGATGGCGTGATGACCTTGCCGATGACGATGTTCTTGTCTTCAACGTCCAGCGTCTGGGTGTTGATGATTGTTTCAGTGCCGTTGACCGTCAGATCGCCCTGGATGATGACGTTGTTATCGAATGTCGCGGCACCGGTTACGTCCAGCGTGCCGGGCACATCAATATTGCTTGTCCATTCAACACCTGTGCCAGCTGCATCGGTTTGCAATAATTGATACGCAGAACCATCAGCCAACTTGCTGACCGCAATCTCAGCGTTGCTGGCAATGTCAACATTGACGATCGGGTAGGCGCTCAGCTCAGACCACGGCTCGTAACCGAGTGAGGTCCATGCGGTGCTGCCATCACCAATCTTGATCTTGTAGGTGTCCGACTCGATGCCAATTTCACCAGCCAGCAGCGTCGGGTTCGCAGCCGTCCAGTTCGCAGCCGTATCACGCCGCTGCTTTTGCAGTGCTGAAAGCGTGATGCTCATACGGCTCCGGTAGGGCTGATGATGTAATCCCGCGCAGGGCTGGCAGCGGCGCCGCCTGCATCCAGAATATACGCTCTGGCAGGAGCTGCAGGAGCAAGCTCGCCATCGAAGATCAGATCGCCCGTATCGATCGGGATCGTCTCAAGCTCTACGTCTACATCCCAGCGGCCGCACGATGCGTCGGTGATGTTCGGCGCACCCACATACCGCCAGGCGTAATCACTGAGCAGCGGGATGGGTGGCGTGGTGTAGCCGTTCCACACCTCCGTCGAAAGGAAGAAGATGTTGAAGCTGCCTTCGCGGTTGTCGTAGTGATTGCGGATCAGCGTTACGTCTGCTTCTTCAAGCAGCGAGAAGCTCAACGCCAGCGTCTGCTTGATGCGCCGGTTGCCACGCCTAAAGCCTGAAATCACACCTGATAGCGCGCCCTGCATGGCCGATGGCACATCACCCGGCGTGAAAGTCCGTGTGGCAGGCACAAGCGCGGGGAATGTGCTCATCAGATCGGCACTGATTCCAGCTCGATGCTCGTGTTGTATCTTAGCGGCGCTGCTAAGCCGACCTGAAACGGTCCGACGTAGCGCCACTCGTAATCGGCCGGATTAACAGGCACGCTGCTGTAGCCCGCCCAGACGGCTGCTGGCAGATCAAAGCTGATCAAGCTGCCCTGCTGGTCTTCGTAATGATCCAGCAGCAGCTGCGTCTCTGCTTCGGTCAGATATTCATAGCCAAGCGTCAGGCGTTGCACTACGCGATCGCTGCCGAACTTGAATCGCACATTGCCACCGCTCACGCCTTCATAGGTCGCTTGCGGATAATCGCCATAATTCAGGCTTCTGGCGCTTGGTGTCAGAGTGGGGAAGGTGGCCATCAGCTGATTGTCCAGACGTTGTTAAATAGGTCGGCAACAATCAATGATGAATCATTGTTGTCTACAGGGAAGTGATCAGCATCAACGACGCTGACGCCATCGCTGTTGTGTTTAATGCTTGAGATTTGATACCACTCAATCTCTTGCCTATTGTCACCACGGCTGCTAATGCGTTGCCGTTCAACTTTAATCAAATCAGTCGGCTTGAGGCTTGTAGTCAGCAAAGGTGTGCTGAAGCTGATGCTATGCGTTGAATGCCTACGCCTCGCAAGTTCTGCTGTTGCATAGCCTTGAGCGTGACCAACATCGGTGCAAAAATCGCTCATATCGAATTGAATTATTGGCGCATCAATCGAAACGTCTGTGTAGCGTACAGAAACGGTGCGCTGTATGCCAATCTTGTCGGGTGCCACTTCGCGCCAAACAACGACAGCAATAACATCACGGCGATCATCGGCAGACTTGTAAGATTTGTTAAAGCTGCCGGGCAGGATCTCATCTTCAGTAAATGTGGCAACTGCCGTCAGTGCTCCTTGCTCAATCTGATTGCTGCCGTCCACAGGGAGGATGTTTGCGAATTGATATTGACCGCCATTTGAAATGAATGCAAGGTCAAAGTATGGAGCAATGCTGCTGGCATACTCAACGATATTCATCGACTGAGGAACGATGCCATTGAAATACAAATTATAATTGCTGCAGTAGGCGGCAATATCAACCAAATTGGTAGTGTCAACGGGCGCAGCAATTTCAGCCGTTGCGGCACCTTCAATGCGTTTGTAAATCGTGAACATATACATAATCAGATCTACAAACTGATTGCTGGCGCCTTTGGCGTAACTGCCGCTCACCAGGCCGCCACTGTAAAGATCAACCTCTACGCCTTCTTCATACAGAATGTAGAGCTGCTGTGTTGTAGTCGGATACGAACCCGCGTCGGGCGGATCGTAGATATTACCATCCACCTGCAGAAAAGTAATATCCGCAAAGGCTGTATAGTCTTCGGTGCCGGGGGGGCTGTTCGGGTCCGCAAACTCGCTCAAATGATATTCGTATTGCATCCCATATAAAGTGCCAGTGCTAGGAGGATTTGATGGATTGGCTTGGTTATTAACAATGCTCACCTCTTGGGTGATTGTGACACTTCCCGTCGCACCAATACTCAAGTAAAAAAAGTTTGGCAAATTAAGGGGATAAATTGGGAGATTTTGTATGTATCCAACAGGGTGTGCGCCAATAATTGATCCACCTGAAATAATTGCATTATACACAAAATACGTTGTAGGCGAAGGCGTAATTCCGATCGCTGCAAAATAAGCAGCTGTTAAATCAGCTCCTGTGCCATTGTCATATACCTCGTAGTTGGATGTTGCCACAAACATCACGGAATTAGTTGTATCACCAACACCTCTTGTGATCAACAAAGAATTGTTGTAATACTGGCTATTGTCGACCAATCTCTGAATTGACTTTGCGCCAACTTCCGCCTTAAATAATTCCGACAAATACGAAAACGTATTGATTCCGCAAAACACTTGGCCACCTGTTAAGGGGCAGGCGTTCGGCGTAGCAGCTAGGGTTGCGCTTGTGCTGTAGTAATGCGTGAGCGTAATCGTTTGATCTTCAATGTGTTGCAGATTGCGCAGGCCAACCCAAGTAAACCACTTAACAGGATTGCTAACGATTTCGCCCTGACTAATTGCATAGACAAAACTGCCAACAAACTCATTAGAAGCTGTTTTAACCAATGGCGGTTGCATCCATACGCCGCCAACATCTGCGCCCAAGCCATTTGGGGCACGCTTAGCAAATAAGATCGGCACAGTCTCACCAGCATTGGCAACGCGCTGGCTTTTGTTGAGATCGCCTAATGGCGCCTTACTGCTTGCCGGATCTTCATCAAGGCGCAATGCCTGGCGCCCTGGCGTCGAGCTTGGTTGTTCAGCAGCACCAAACCCGTTCATTGTTCCTGCTCCCGATATTTAAGGATTGCAGCAGTCAACTGTTCAAGGGTGCACGGAAACAGTGCCGCTTCAGTGGTAAGCACTTTTGTGTTGCCGGTCAATCGAATGCCTTCGGCTGTCTCATATAGGACCACATCGTCAATCACCTTTAATGTCACCCCATCACGCTTGCTCCCATCGGCGCAAGTGACACTCATCTGGATACCGCAAATATGCTCGCTCATCGCCCGTAAAACCTTGACAGCATCCCTGATGTGATCTTACGACTCGGAACCTGAGATTTCAATTTGCTTAGCGCTGGATTAACGGTCCAGCTCACGGCTTCATCACTCAAGCTGGCCTCTTCAATGCTGCCAATGTACCGGCTGATGAGCTGTGCGCTGGCACCGTGAAACGCATCCTCACCAGCATCTTGGATGTAAAGCGATGCAATGATCAGGTTATCGGAGCCGATTGCTGCGTCGGTAATGTCAACCACATCGCCGGTAGCGGCCACATTGATGCTGAGGTTATTGATACTGCCGGCCATAGTTGACCCAAACCCATCAGCATCAAACGCCAGATAGCCGTAGCTGCCTCCCACGTCAGGATCAATGCTCAGCACTTGCGCCACCTGATAGAAGTTCTGCCATTGCCTTGATGGCGTGCGCAGTCCGCTAATCGGATCCACCACGCTGCTGCGGTCTGCATAGTATTCAAGGAAACACATGATGTCATAGTTAGCCATCAGGCGATCCCCACGGCGCGGCGCGTATTCAGATCATTGCGCAACAACGCCAGCGTCTGCTGCACGCCTGCCTGCACGGCACGGCTCAGATCTTGCGTGGTGACGTAGTTGGTGCCGTTCATCTGCGTCACAGGTCCTGTTTGTATGCTCACATTCGCGGTGCTAGGTGTGACCACGCCGCCTTCAGCAAAGCGAGGGATGGCACCTGCGCCACGCTTGCCGGCCATCCAGTTGGCAGCAAAGCCTGCCGCCTTGCTCTGCGGCACGATGTATTCAGGCTCGCCGCCTTCGCCAACCATCGCCACGGTTGGACCTGTGACCATGCCACCGTCAGCAAAGCGGGGAAGCTGAACACCAGGGACCAGCGGAATCTGCGGCGCACGCACCACGGCCAGCGCTCGATTTGCACCGGCGATGATGTTGTTGATCGCGCCGATCGCGCCATTGATCGCAAACTCAATGCCGCCCAAAATGCTGTTCATGATGCCGCGAATGATATTTGCCACGGCTTTAAACGGCGCAGCCAGTACATCAGCCAGCTTGTTGAACACCATCACGTTGTAGTCGTAGAAGCCCTTGACCAAGCCGATCACAGGATCAATAAAGATCGATTTAAAGCCTGCGGCCACCCATTTCAACATGTCACCTATGGCCGAGAATGCTGCGCCAATCTGATCACGAAATGCGTAGATGGCAACGCCAGCGGCAACAAGAAGAGCAACCCAGCCAACAGGACCACTAAAGACGCCAAGAAGCACCGCGCCTAATCCTTTCAATGCCCCAACAACAATGCCGATGACAGGACCAATGGCGCCAAGTGCGCCAGAAATTGATCCCAAAATGCCAGCTATGCCGCCCAGCTGGGCAAGCATATACATCAGTGAAGCCAGCGCAGGCAGCACGGCGACAAGGCCGATGAATGCGCCAGACAAAATAGCAATAGCTTCACCGGCAAATGGCACGTTTTGAACAATCCACATAAAACCATCAATCACTGGCGTGAAGAGCCCGATAAGCGTTGTGAGCGCAGGCACAAATTTTTCGCCCAATGTGATCTGCAGATTTGTAAAGGCGTTGTTGGCCATTTGAATCTGCGCAGCCGTTGTCTGCACTCTGTTCATATATTCAGCCTGACTTGAGCCGGCATACTTACTCTTGTCACCCACCAGCGCCAATGTTTGAGAGAGCAGGTTCGTGTTCTCGATTAGTGGTAACAGTGCCCTGGCCTCATCGCCAAACAGATCAGATACCACGCTTAGGCGTTGCTCAGCTGGCAGTTGCCGGATTCGATTGAACACGTCTGTAATCGTGCCGATCGCATCACGCTGCAGATTTGCAGCCAAAGACTCGGCCGCACCTTTGCCCACATCTGCAGCAGCCTGCTTTGCTGCTTCAATCGCTGCTTTCTTTTGTTCTTCTTCTTGTGCCTTAATAGTCTCAAATCGATCCTTGACTGCATTCATCTCAGCGTCTTTTTGATCGTCCAAGTTGTCGCGAATTGCCTGCAGCCGGTCGCGATCAGCACGCTGCCGAGCCTTAGTCTCATCTTGGGTATTGTCACGAATTACATCAATCCTTGCGTCGTAATAATCGCGAATCGCCTCAATATCTGCATCGGCTGATGCACCAGTCGCTTCCGCTCGAGACCTGGCCGCCTCAATATCACGATCCTGTTGCCGCTGCAGTGCCTTGATCTGCGCCTCTTCACGATCGCGTAAACCTTCTTGAAATGCACTTGACTGATCGTCAAATCCATCAGTCACAGCTTGCAGTTGATCGCGATAGCGCCGATCAATCTCGCGACGCAGCTTGCTGGTCTCTTCTTCTGCGGCTGCCATGCGCTTGCGACTCTCCTGCTCGACCGCTGAGGTGAGCTGCTTTTCGTATGCCTGCGCATCTTGGCTAACAAATCCAAGGCGTTGTAGCGCGCTGATCTGTCGCTCAGTCATGCTCGCGCCACGGCTGAGAGCTTTGACCATGTTGTTGAAACTGGTCGCGGCTACCTCAGACTCGGCGCCCGTAGCAATCATCGCAGCGCCGAATGCAGCCGTCTGCTCAGCAGATAAACCCGCCGACCGGCCAGCAGTGCCGGCGCGCAACATAAACTCCGTCACCTGCTTGGCAGTGGATGCGGTGTTGTTGCTCAGGTGGTTCATCGCGTCGGCCAATTCGATCAGCTTCGGTTGTGACAGTCCGAGTGATGTGCGCAGCTTGGCCATCGCAGTGCCAGCCTCTTCTGCAGTCATGTCAAAGGCAACGCCAATCTGCCCAACGCTCACGGCAAACTCTTTGATTTCTTGGCGTGGGATGCCAGCCTGGCCTGCTGCTGCGTAAATGTCGGCAAATCCCTTGGCCGTGATGGGCATCTGCTTGGATAGGTCGAAGACTTCCTTGCGAATCTCTGCCAAACCGGCCGGGCTATCAAGACCGCTCACGACCTTGCGTACGCCTGCCATTGATTCCTCAAAATCAATAGCAGCCTTGACAGACAAGCCAATCGCAGCAGCCAGCGCTGCAGCAGATACAGCAGCAGCTTGAAACAGCTTTGACTCTGCAACCTTCTTGAATCCCTTTGCAGCTGCGTCTGCCGTCTTCTCTGCCTTAGCCAATCCTTGTTCAAGGTTGCGCAGCTCATCAAGGCCAGTGACCTTTGCCGTCACCCGCAAGACCGATTCAAGGTTCATGGCCATGACTACTTCCTCCGGCGACGGCTGGCCTGCTTAGCCTGCTGCTCTGCGGTCTCTTGAATCAATTCAAGCGCTCGGGCTTCCATGACCTGTAAATCGTCGAAGACCTGCACGCGATCCCCTACAGCATAAAGGTCGAACAGGCTGAAGACCACCGCATAATCAAACCCGATCACGCCTGATGGACCTGTGCGCCATTGCGTCTGGCAACGCAAAAACATGAGCACAGCCTCTTTGTGCTCTGGCCAGACTTCGTATGTCTTGGCTTCTGTTACCTCATCAGGCAGCTCAAAGCCATACGCTTGCGCGTCGGCTTTTGCTTCATCTTGATTTGCGCCGTCGCCTTTGTACCAGTGGTCAACGGCGCCCGTCAGTTTTTTCGCTTAGCCACGTCAAGGCTCTCGAACCATGCCTTCACGATCTGCCCAGCAACCGTAGGAATCTCAAGCATCTGCGACAACGCGCCTTCGCTAAATGGGATCTCTTTGGCGTTGTCATCCACCACGCCGGACCAGCCCATCAAAATCTCGCGAGCAGCGTCTTGATCCTCAAGCATCTCATCATCACTGGCTCGGTTGCGCTCCATAGCGCGAGCCATCTTGATGATCTCATTAATGCGGGTTTGCGGCAGGCGCCGAAACTCACCGTCGAATGTGTATTTCTCGCGGCGGCCGCCATCAACAGGGATGACCAGCGTGATCGGCCAGGTGTAGCTGACCGATTGCTTTAGGACGAATGTCATGCAGTGAGATCAGGTATAGACCAAGGAGATCTCATTGTTGCCGCCCGAGCCCGGAACCGCAACAACGGGGATCGAAAGCATGTGAATGCCGTCTTGATCCTCGTAGCTCACGTCGCCAATGTCAATGGTTGAGCTGCTGATGCTGACGATATTGCCAGCGGTCTGACCATGCTGCAGAGCAAGATTGCCCAGCGTGGTGTCGGACAGCGCTGCCGAGAAATAATCCTTCGCGGCAATGGTCGGGGCTTCAAGCACTACAGTGCCAGTGACGGCACGGTTGACGATCAGGACTTCCTTCGTACAGCCTACCAGCTCGCGGTAGATCACCTCATTGCCCATGTCCAGCTCAAGCGACTGCAGGCAGCCCGAGTAGCTCAGCAGCTGGAAACCAGTGGTGTTGCCGTTCTTAAAGACAACAGGGTTGGCCTGGTTGCTGTAGGTGGCAGCAGGAGCAGCCGTATCGGTCGGAGCGTTGTAGATGCCCGTCATCGTGAACTCGATGTAAGGGATTTCACCCACGGCGCCGTTGATGGTGTAGGTGCCCCTGCAGCCCGTAACCTTGTGCAGCACGCCATCAATGTTGTAGTAAATGGTCACGCTGCTAAAGCTGCTACTCACAGGCGCGTAGGTGACGCTCACACCAGCGCTGATGGTCTCGCTGAAACCGCAAGCCTTCAGCACACGACCGTAAGCCGGAGCAGTGCCAGCAGTGCCTGAGCCGGCCAGCTCAACCTGAAATGTCACTTCGACACGGGTGTTAGCCAGCAGCTGCTGTGATGCGCCGAGGTAAGGGCGAATTAGTTCGCGATCAACGGTGTCGCTCTGTAGCGGCGTGATGTTCAGATCGCGAACCAAAATGGCATCAGTACCGGCCGGAGTTGAATCCGTGCCGTAGCTGACTTCAGTTTTTGCCAGGATTAGGCGCTTGCGACTCAGGAGCGGCATTTTCAGGTCCCTCAGGGCTGGGTTGGGATGCCGGCTGTGTCCGCTCTATGAGCTTCCGCTTGCCGGTTTTGGGATCGACCAGATAGGTGCCCCCCTGGCCGTCGTATTCATCAATCATCTTAGCCATGTCAGCTCGTAGTCAAATCATCCACGCTTGTACGGTAGCGAACTAAATAGTCAAGCAAAACAACGCCCGCCGGCTGATCGGCATCCTGCATCTGAAAGTCAACGCTCACCGGCTGCACGTCGATCGCGTAGCCGCCCAGCGTTAGGTCGGCCATAATTTTGCTATGCGCATCCTCAACGATTGGATCAGCCAGCTGGTCAGGGATCGCGCCGCGCACAATGATTGCGACCCGCACCGTCAATGACCAGTCGAGCTTTGGCAGGCTGGTGTTCTGCTCGGCCGAATCGCTGATCGGCTCAACCACAATCGCTGGGCTTTCGCCGCGTGCCAGTGGTTCCACACGGCTGCGATAAATCCTGTCGCTCACACCTGTGGTGCCAGTCAAGGCTGCACGGATTGCAACAAGGATGTTTTCGCGCTTCGTGGTCATGTCTTCTGCAAGGCTATTTGCACGAACGAGCCATCGCTGATCAGCATGGTCTCTCTGACTGTGTAGGAGACGCTATCTACTGTGATCGCACTGCCACGGATCAGGCTGCCGAATTTTGACGTGCGGGCTGTGAGCGTGTAGTCAGTAGTTAAAACCATGCCATCGCTAATCACCTGGCTAGGCATGTCGAGGATGCCTTTCGCGGTAGTCGCACCAGAGGTACAGCTCACGCCGAAATCCTCTAAAAAGATGTCGAGATCCTCAGTTAGTGGCATCTGCTTTGACCTTTCGAGTTGCTTTCGGCTTCTCTGCTACTACTGCCGCTTTGACAGCACGGCCCAGCTGAATCAATGTTTCAGCGAGTGACACTGGCAATTCATAATCCATGCCTGCCTCAAGATGTTCGCCATCGGCAGCGCAGGAGGCAATGATTGAAACTTTCATAGAAAGAAAGGGGCAGTTGCCTGCCCCTCCTCCTTATCAGGTGGTGATGTCCAAGATGGCAGCGAAGCTCTTCGGATCGCGCACGGCTACGTCAAAGGAGACGATCCCGCGAACGCTGGTCAGAGCCTTGCTGAAGTCATCCTGATCCTCGCCAACAGTGATCTCAAGACCACTGCCGTAGAAGCCGACAATCGCCTGGCTGAAATCACCCATCAACAGAGCAGAACAGACACCGCTGCTGGAGCCCTTTGTCAGAGTGCTAGGCACCTGATTGCTCGAAGCAAGCGGATAGCCGTTCAGGTTCAGCGGCGTGGGGCCGCGGCCGAGAGTCGCGCCCTCAGTGTTGAACAGGAACGGACCGTCACCAGCGGTAAAACCACCGGCGCGCAGTTTCTTCAGAGCAGCAACGACTTTGTGGTTCGTCAGGTATGCCACAGTATTGGGATTAACTGCGCCATTTACCTGCATCACCGCGGTTTCAAGATCAACCACTTTTTCAAGGGTGATGTTACCGCCGTTAGTGCCCATCGCAACCGAGCCAATACCTGCAGTGTTCAAGATGCCAGTCGGTTGACCAGAAGACCCAGAGCCATTAAGGATGCCCAGATCGATGGCAAGGTTGATGCCATCAGTCAGGTCACGCCGCACCAGCTCCTCAATGCCAGGAGTGGCTTGAAGCAGGGTCTGCCGGCTGTACTTAGACAGTGCCGCCAAGTTCTTTGGCGTCATTGTCACCTGATCGAAGGTGCTCTCCGACTGAGTGATGGCGGTGGTCTGAGTGGACAAGTAGTAGGTCGAAGCCACGCCAGAACGACGGGGAATCGCCACGTTGCCGACCAAGCCAGTCATCGACCGCACGCCAAGCTGCAGCATGACAGCTTGGTTCCGCAGAAACTCGATGAACTCATCAGCCATCAGATCGGTAGCGACCAAGTTGCCGCCGGTGCTGGCACCAGAGGTCACATAGGTGGACCGCTTGTTCAGTGCAGAGAACGGAACGAAGAAGCTGCGCTCAGTTGATTTGCTGATGCCACTCTTCTCAACTTCCTTGCTCAGCTCACGAACAAGACCAGCTTCATGAGAAGACCAGTCGTTGCTCAGCAGAGCACGGATGCCGGCGGTGATGCTGTAGTTGGCGCGCTCATTGCTTGCCAGCTCAACAGGTGCAACAGTTTCAACAGGCTTGGCGCCGAGACGCTCAAGCACAACAGTGCGGGCTTCGTCGAGGCTGCGACCACCTTCAATCAACTGACGGCCGAGGTCGGCCATGTTGTGCTTGTCGGTGAGCGCAGTAATACCAGCGATACGGGCGCGCTCAGCCTCGGCGGCTTCGGCCCGCACCACGGCCAGATCATGGGTGGTGTTTTCCATTTGAGGAAGGGGATCGGGTGTTGGTGCTGCCGAAGCAGCTTTCTTGGTGG